TATAAAAGCTGTACCCGGCTGCTATTCACCCTTCGGGCGCCTGCGGCGTCCAAACTCGGCTGTAAGCCGTGTTTGTCGAACGGTGGTTCTTTCCAGACGGACCCGCCGGACTGTAGGGTACCGTTAATTACTGGACAGCTAGAATAAGTGGTAAATGGTGCGAGAAGGCCGAATGACGCGAGGTGTGGCGTTATCGGCCTTTTCTTTGTGTGACACTTAATTCTGGATGATTTGGGTGAATTTTGCGGTGATTAATGCCGAATAATAGTCGATTAACCCTCTGTTATTAGAGTGTTAACAGGTGGTTAAAGGTGTTTTATTGTGATGGGCTCAATGCAGGACTATAATACAAAGACTGGTGGAGGCAGGAAAAGGCTTCTGTCGTCGCAGGTTTCAATACCGCCGATGTATGTGGGATACGCCGCCCCACCCGCCAGCTATAACTCTCCCTCTAGCAGTTCATAATCCTTTTTGCGCAAATCCGACAGATTGGTAACACTCAACGATCTCACGCTGTTAAATGATTTACCCTTTCTTTTGAAGTTTACCTGGACCACAGCGCGGGCGGTTTTGTCGCCTACGGCCTCTTTTAGAACGAATACTAGATCATTCTTGTGTAATAAAATCGCTTTGTAGTCGAGCAGCTCGGCAGGTAGCTTTCTGAGCCACAGCGGCGGGATCCGCTTTGTTTTTGGTTTATGACCTCCAAGCAGATGGGCAATCTGACGATCAAAAACAATGATTGATGCTCCGACTGGCTCGATGCCCTTAGCAACTAGCGTTTCAATAATGTTGTCGGGTAGATAGCCAACGGTATGCGAATAGCCAGCGGGTAGCTGCCCATTACGGTTTGTTAGCCAGTTTCCCCAACTCTTTCCCAGCTCTTTAATATGAGGGCCGTTGTTGTCGAGGACGGTTTTGCGCAATGGCGCAGGCAGATCCATCAGCTTGCGGCCGAATGCGACATCTTGGCCAGTCCAGGCTTTGCCCACGTTGTAATTCCAGCCGGGATCTATGCCCACTGGCACTTCGCCGAAGTATTCGCCGGTGCGTGAATTGACTCGTTCAGTGGTTTTGATCGGCGGCGCGTTGCCTGCGGTCAAGCCCTGGCGTTTTAACTGCCTAGCGTTTGCAGTGTTGACGTAGCAACGACAGCCCCAGCCGTTGGGTGGATAATGAGTATCCCACCAAGAATCATCGACCGGTAGCACTGTGCTCTCCCAGTTGGAGTGCTCAGGCCGCACCTGCTGGTCGCCAACGGTCTTATAAACCATAAACGGGCGAGACTCTTTGACTCGCTGGATCTGCTTCCAGCGGCCAGCCATGTGGGCCGTGCGCAGGTTAGTGTTAAACATCACCTTTGTTCTAAAGCTGCGACCGCCGCGGTATTGCCAGCCATGCTTCTCCGCGATCACGTCAAAGTCTTTGCGGAACTGTGCCAGTGTGGTGCCGTTTTCGAGTGCGCTAGTAATTGACTGGTGAAGATCGCCGACCAGATCCATTTTCATCGCACCAGCCACAGTAAACGCCTTGGCATGCACATCACCCATCAGCCAATCCCAGCGCTTAGTTGGGATCCGCAGCTTGCCTCGGATATGCTCGATGGCATCCTTGGCCGGCACTGAGCCTAAAGTGACATCAGGCACGCGAGGTCTCAATGCGCTGCTGATTTTGGCCGTTCATCCCATGATGTAACTGCACCTTATTGCCATCAAGATAACCGGAACTAATATCCCTATTATCACTGGGTTTAAGTTTATTCTTGCGATTGATCGTTTCCGTTTTTGGGTAGTTGATTTGCAAATACTGCCCGACCATATTCGGCACCGGCTGGGCAAATTCTTGGATCTGCTTTTGCACTGACATCACCCAGCCCGTTGCGTAAGCGTCTGACCGGCGAACCCGATTAACACGCTTTCCGCGAGTTGACTTGTAGTAGTTAGAGCGAGCAGCTGTGCATTGCCTGCGCATCACAGCAAAGGTGTAATCCGCTATTTTATGGGCCGGATCCACGCCGACAAAAACAAATTGAGACGGGGCCAAAAATGACACAGAGTAAAAAACCGAGACACCAAAAGCCGCAGCCACAATATTAGCGAGGCCAGCCATCCACGCAGGCGGTGTTGCAGTCGCCCGACCCGCGGTAGACGCCGACTCTTTAACATCGGATAACGTCAGATCAACTTCACTGACACCATACTTTTTCATCAACGCAGAGGCCTGTCGCAACGCAGCGGCCGCCTCATTCGGCTCATTCGATTTGCTCAGAGCCAAGCACTTCTTTATCTTTTCAATAGCAACTTTCTTATCCATTCGCATCTATACCCCGCAGTTATTCGGCAGCCTCATTCATCCCCTCAGCGGTAGCCAACTGAAGCGCCTGGTTAGTGATATCAATCAGCACACTGTCATCCAATGCACCATAAAGTCTGGGCAATTCAGCCTGAAAATCGTCCAGGGTCTTGCCCTCAGCTATGAACTTGTCCAGCAGTTCCACGGCCGGTTTTAACCAATTATTCTCAATAGCCTGGTCGGCCTGCGCCACCGCGCTACTCACCAACGCGCTGTTATCACTGCCGGCAAAATTGTGCACCTGGCCGCAGCCGCTGCACTTGCTAAAATTGTTCGGTGGTACAGCCTGAGCAGTCACGCTAGAGGTCAAAACATCGTTGTCATCGTCGGCGACGGGAATATTCATCTCTTCATGAAATGCACGGCGACTCGGCTTGCCCATGCGCGATGCCGCATCCCACGCTTTGAGGCGAATATCAGTAATATCTTTAGGTTTGAAAAACTCGAATTTAGGCGCTGCAGTGTCGGCCCCAAAATTGAGAACCGTGATCCAGCGCAGGATCTCATTCACCGTCGCCGCGATCATATTGCGATCAGACTGCTGCACGTCCTGCTGGCGCTCGCTGTGTGTTTTGCTCGCAGCGTTACTGCCGACCTGGCGCATCTCGGTTGCCAGGGTTTGGCTGGTTAAAGCCTTCGACATCTCGCGGTTACACAGATGAATCAGGGACTCTTGGGCGAGTTCACCCGAGTGCTTTACCTCTACCAGCTCAACCGCATCACCCTCGGGCACTACCGCAGCACCGTTGTCGAGCATGCCCACCAACGCATCGAGCAGCTCAGTTTGACCCTTGAGATCCGTGCCGGCGGGATACTTGCCGATCGGCCACGGCGTGCCATAGCGTTCGCAGAATTTATAGAAAAATTTGAAACCACCGTGCTTAAATACATAGGGCCAATAACAGCTGCTGAACAGCGCAATACCAAAAGGGTTTTCCGCGCTGGGCATATGCCTTGTCAGCACAAACTTATAGGGATCCACCTCGATGCCATTGGTCGGCTCGTCCTTTGTCAGCAGGCGCATCTTATTGTCGAGATCAAACGTGGTTCGACGACTCGGCAGGTCAATAACTGCGGTCGGCAATAGATGCGAGCCAACCTGCTCCCAGACCAATTCGTGCACTTTACGGCCATGAAACACCGCCGTGGCCATGTTCCAAATACAATCCTGCCAAGTCATCATATTTTGCGGCGTGCAGTTCTCAAACCACCACTTGGCCAGCTCAAAGACCTGCTTGTTTTTGCCCTCCGGCTCGCCGTCCACACCATCCACAATACGCAGCTGATAGCCCAAAATGCCGGCACGAATAGACCGCAATTCACCTATCACATGGGCATCACTAGCAATCGCATCGTAGACAGAATCGGCTTGGTTCAGCCTGCGTAAAATTGGGTCAGGATTGGGCAGCACACCCAGCCCAGCATAAAACCGCGGATCCGATCGGCGATCGGCCACCTGTGCTGACAGCACCTTTTTAGCAACGCGAACAGGGGTGTCTTTTAAACTACTAGCCATTGTGTTCCTCTCTATATCGTGCCCGCGGGCTGGCCGATAAAATATTGGGTAATCCACCCGCGCCAGAGACCGCTGCGCGCCACAACATATCCAGCCCATCAGGGCCGTCATCGTGATCAGCTGAGGGCCAGAATCGCAGCTGGGTATACAGTGTCGTTTGCGACCGGTGCAATCGAATCAAGCCGTTAGCGATATGCGGTGCCAGCGCCTCAATTCGTAGGCCTTTATCCGTGTTTGGTATCACCCCACGAGCTGGCACCGGCACACCGGCTGCAGCGCTGCGCTTAACCAACTCATCTTTAAAAAACTCTTGAAACTGCACAATTTCAATCACCCATAACAAGCAGCCATACTCCCTGTGAAATTCGATCACATCGGCAATAATCTTGTCGGGATGCTTCCGCGCGATACTCGCCTCCACAACATCCAGCACACCGTGCACACGGTCAAAGCCACCGACCAAAGTTGCACTGGGATCATTGGTTCTTTTACGCTTGCCCATCGATGGATCCACGGCACCATAAAACACCCAATCCCGATTCGGATGCACCCAATAAGCGATGTCTTTAAACAGTGCATCATCACTGTTGGCGGGGTCATTTTGATACTCAGAATCAAAGGCTTTGTGGCTATCGGCGCGAAACTTCATCAGCAGCTCAAGGGGCTGCATCTCTGGCCAACTCACCACCGCACCCGCATCCATCAGCGCACGGTTTTGCGCATAAAAGCGATCGGCTTTTTTCTCAGACTCATTAACGATGATCTCTTCCCACTTCTCCCAGAGATCCATGCGATCGGGATATTCTTCAATCGCTTTAAACACCACTTTGTGCCAGGTCGGCGAGCGCAGCTTACGCGCCAGCACCGAGTCATAACCCAGTAAAGTGCCGACATAGAGCACATCCATCGAGCCATCCGGTGGCCCCAGTTTTAGCACCGCTTTATCGATCCAGTTTTCCAGCTTGTCGCGCTGTTCTTTGTTGCGCACATTCTCGTCGTTCTCGATATCATCGAGCACAACCAGATCTGGTCGGTGGGGACCATGCCGCCAGCCTCGCAGTTTCTTGCCCGCACCCGCTGCCTGAATTTTGCGGCCATTACGGGTCACAATCACGCCTGCTTGCCATACGCGGCCAGCGCCAGTCTCATTAACCAAGTCCTGCTTTAATCGCGGGTTACTCTCTAGCTCAACCTTGATCGCCTCCAGCATCATCACAGCCTGGTCGAATGAATCCATCAAGATTGCCGCATACCACTTGCGTCCAGTGATCACACACCAGAGCACAAATAGCTGTGTAATCAGTGTTGATTTAGCGTTACCGCGAGGCGCAGCAAACGCCTCTTTACAGCCGCGCTTGGCATCGATAAGCGGGGGCAACTCTTCATAGAGGCACTTCTGAAAAGCCGAGGGATCAGATTTGATATAGTGAGGAAAATACGTATAACAGAAGAACTTAAAATCACTCTGAACTTTGGCCCTGCGCTCAGCAGATGCGGCAGGATCTGAATCAAACCCGGAGCACTCAGCGTCTAGCAGGGTCTGCAATGACGTACGAAACGATGCCAGCTCCTGAAGGAATTCACGCTGGCTTAACCGCTGTAGATCCGCGCTGTCAAAATCAACCGTAGACACGGCTTAATTCCTTCCCGAACGGCTCAATAATGGTCAGCAAGCTCTCTTTCATTTCGGGATGATTGCGCCGTATAAACTCTGATTGGCGCTGTAGCACATCCATCGCAATAGCTAACCGCGCCAACTCTGGATTCGATGCCCCAGAGGCCTTAACCGTCTTTTGATAGGCATCTGAAAGGCGAGAAATTGCCTCGGCTTTTTTCAGCGGATCAATATCCTTAGCCAATTTGATTTCGTCAATTGTCGATTGGAATAGATGCACAAAATCTTCAATCAGCACCGCAGTCAGGGTCTTAATCCCACCGGAGCTGATACGCGCAGCGGCCTTAGCATTCTCCCAATCGTCACCGGCTGCTTTCGCTGCACGCTTCCAGCTGCGCACAGTGTCATAGGGCACCTTGCTCTTTTCCGCAGCACCCTTCAGCGTCAGCCCGCGGATAAAATCAGACCGCACAGCTGTTTTGAGTTTTGCAGAATATGCCATTAGGTTAGCGTCCGTTTAATAACCTCGATAACACCCGCAGCGAGCGCGCCACTGCCGCCGCCAAGCATTGTGCTTTTGCGGTTGATCTTGTCGTTCATTTCATTAAACCGCGTGTCAGTCGAATTTTGGTGATCTTGAATCCTGGAATTAATTGCACCGTTCAGATCATCGATGCGCTTGTTGGTTGACTCACCGGAGGAATGTACCAATTCACGGATCCCTTTTAGCTCGCCTTTGATTTCGCCCAGCACTAGCAATAGCTTGTCTTCGTTCTCACTCATCGCTACATCCTTGTAGATAAGTTATTTTTTAGCCTGCTTTAAATGGGCTTCTACCGATTTATTAACGGCGGTATCAGTCGCCTTTAACACCACGCTGTCTTCACCATTAACACGCTTAACACCGATGATTTTCAGCTGTTTGTCATCGAGATTTTTAAGAGCGGCCGCCACCAATTTTGAGGTCGTTTTAATCAACACTGTTTGAAGCTCTGGCAGCTTTTGGGGTATCAGAGCGAGAGTCTTTTTGTCGTCCATTTCAAACGTTGCGCTGCCTGCCAAATACCCGACCTTGATGCCCGAGAATGTCTGGGTTCGAGGCTGCTCAAATAAGTCCTCGTTATTAGAAATAGTATCGTGCAGCTTGGCCCGAGACTTCACACATTGAGCGGTCAAAGCATCCAGCTCTGGCTTGGCTGCCTGAGTTACTGATTCCAGCTTTTGATTGAGCTTGATAACTCGATTATTTAGTGCATTAGCCGCAGCAGAATAGGTGCTGCACTGCTTCTCAATGGTCGCGAGACTCATGGTGTTAATCCTCGATTAATTGGTGTTTAAAGATGAATTGTTGCAGTAGGAAAAGGCGCTTAAACCAGCCGCGGCGAAATGTTTTTAATGTGTCGTCGCGCCCCGACAGAAAAGTGTAAAAATCAGCGCGGTAGGAAAGCATTCGGGAAAGGGTTGCGGTGGTGTAATTGTTGTGAGCTGCTTGAACAGTGATCGGGCCAATATCGCCATCGGCCGCCACACCCAGACCGCGTTGCAGCATTCTCGCGGCATCGATGGTCTTGTGGTTAACGACCGAATCGAACAGGAACACAGCAAAGGCGTCCGGCAACTCAGCACAGCGGCGAGCCAGCCAATAATCGCGCCAATAGATATCCACGGCCATCTCATAGGTGAGAGCCTTGATATCGAGCTGGGGATATTGGCGTTTAGAAATGCCGAACTTGGTTTCGCCACCGGGGTCGCTGACGTTAAAAACATAGCCGCCCTCGACGTCGATAACCTCGGCAACGGCTAATAAAAATAGTGGTGTCTGTGTGCTGTGTCTCGTATTCATGGGACACAGTGTTATTCAACGGAGGCGGGAATTTCAGACCGAAATATTTCGGATTGGTGTATAATGGGAGAGATCTATTTTGATCCGATCTGAGCATTTTGTAAAGCCGATCGCACTAATCACTCGCATGGAGGATACACAGATGGACTTTGATAAGCACGACTTGGCCAATCAATTTCGGTTAGCCCCCGCCCAGTTTGAGGAGATTAAAACATCCTATTTTAAGCTGTTTGGGCTGTATGAAAAATTACTAGAAGATACCAAAGGTTTCAGTACCACGATCTACGGCAAACCCCAGATCGTTGACCAAGAGGTAACGATCAAGCTATTTCATGGCCAAGTATTTCAAGTGCGCCTAACACCAATACACTGTGCTCCAAAGGACAACTACTATCAGATTAATGCAAGACTAAACTTTATTGGTCACGACCTATTAGGCGAGCCCGAGTTAGTGGGCAGTCTGTTGCTTCGGGGTCGGCAAAATGACATTTATTGTGAAAAATCTCAAAAAAACATAGGTCCGCTGGACGACCCCTATACCATTAACTTTATTAGTGGCTGGTTATTAAACACCACGATTGAGCATATGGAAGCCGCTTAATTCTTCCTAGAGCTATTTCCACACCGACTGAATGGTGGCTCTAAGGCGTTGCAGGTTCTTTTTTTGCTGCGCCTTAGAGATTTTAACCGGCCCAATGGCCGGCAGTTTCTCCCGCGGCGGCAGGTTCATTAGCAAATGTTTTGGCGCTGGCCAGCGTTCAATTTTCACCATCATCTCCATAAAGCCCTGGTGAATTCTTTGCGCATCAAACGATTCATCCCAGTCTTTAACAGGCCATAGCACCTGGATCCACACATCGCGTGTCAGAACGATCGTGTCGGCCGCTGGGGTGCCGTCCAGGCGCAGGGTCATCAGGGCTTTCATGCCGTCTTTGATGCAGTTTCTAAACCAGATGGGAGCGGCATTATTACTCATATCATTTGAGCGCCCTGGTGGGGGCTATATTTGCTGGCTACTGCACCCTTGCGGCCGCTGTAATATGAGCCTAAGCCATGATTTAGCGCGAGGTATTTAATAACATCTATTTTTTTCACTTTGTTGCTCCTTAAATTATTAATGCGCTAGCCCTGCAGCCTTAGCAAGCAGTACTCGAACGCTCTCAAAAATACTCGGATCGCCAACAAACAAAATCAGAAAAACCACTATAAATATCCAGGGCAAATCGTTATCTGGGTTCTTCTTGCTCATCACAAACCCTCGCTGATTTACCCTGTGAATCTATATCTCCATTATCTGCTGTGTATCTATACTTGATTGAGCAAACAAAAATTAGCGTAGCGAGTAGGAACCAGCCCCATCCAGCAACCTTGCTATACATAAGCCAAGCGACTAAACCAAATAGAACTATCGGAACTAAGGCCACAATAAATAACATAAATATTTCTTTCATAATGTCACTCGTCGGTTAGTTATCCAGCACATTAATCGCCTGCGCTCCGTGATATTTTTTCAATCGAACAGGCAATCCTTGCGAGGAAAAAGGCGGTAAGAAATAGAGCAGTCCAATACATCCCAATGATTGTGTAACCGTAAATAAGCATCGTTACACACTGAATAAACGATCCTGAAAGCCAACATACTGGGCTACTCAGGAAATTTCCTACGGCTTTAAATATTTTCTGCATATCATCCACACTCCTTGTTAGTTTTAGGTATCCAGCGCATTAATCGCCTGCGCCTGCTTTGACAGCTTGCCCTTGGGCACCGCTGGTTGGTTTATCGCAACAGGCACCACAGCCGACATCTCCACCGACTCCAGCACCCGCTTTAAATAATTGTGATTGCGCATCGGCTTCCACCCCGGGTACTGCTGTTTCTCCCGCAGACTCTCCACGGTCTCGCTCAATGCAATGGCCAGGTGCTCCGGTGTCGATAGCGCCAGAACCTCCGTAGCCAGCTTTAACGCGCGATCCCATGTCAGCTTTCGGGTCGCAGGTCGGAACAGGCCCAGATAGGCCAACAGCGGCCGAGACAGCGGCGTAGGCATGTTGGCGATCAAATTCATCAGTTCAGATCCCGCCTCGGTGTTAATCGCCACATCAAGAGCGAACGCAGATCCACAGCTAGGGCATCGAGTTTCCATTACAGCTTCAACCCCAATTGACCGCGAATATCCGGCAGCGCTTTTTTCTTCAGCTGCGCCACCTGGTTAAGCGAGTGCATCGCTCGCACATACAAAAACTCGCAGGTCTGCTCAATCTCGGCAGTGGTGGTCGCATAGAAATAGCCACTGCGAGGACTCGCACAAATCGGGTGGCCGTGCTCTCGCAGCGTCGACACCGCCAGGCGCGCATGGCGCTCATCCATGCTTGTGGTTGGACCGAGCAAAATTGCCGCGACCAGGCGTTTAACATTGACGCCATTGGCCTTGCCCTTATGCTTGCGCAGCTCGAATAGAACGCTCTCTGGTGTAATTTGCTTAGCCATAATCTGACCCTCACCACTGGATGTATTGCCCGCGAAAGTCAGCTCCCGCGGGACAGAAAAAATCGATAAATTCTTGCAGAGAAACAAAGCCATCCTGGAACGCGATCGCCGCAGCATTTTTCTGATAGATCGCCTGCCCATCGATC